GTATATTTGCTAATTGTTGTTGTTGTACTTCTTTTTGTTTTCTTTTTCTTTTTAGCTTTAATAATTGATTTGCTAACTTAAGATTTTTTACTTGTCGTATGTCTATGGCATCCTCTAAATCAATTCCTCCATTTTGTAAAGACACTTGTATATTTTGTTCTAATTGTTGTTTTTCTTCTTCATCTGGTTCGATCTCAAGGAATATACCAAAATCATGTAGGTTAAGGTTTTTCATTTCCTCAAGCACGTCTACGTTGTATGTTGAAATACTTTGCTTTAAAGAATTTGCGGTTAAAGGATTATCTAAACAGTCGGCAATTCTTAAAGATATATTCTCGCATATTCCAGTAGTTAAATATATACTAGCGTCTTTTATATGACGTGTTGCTACATTTGAACTATTAGCTGCCATCTTTTGTAATCCTACTAAAGCATTTGAATCCGGTTTACTTCCATCTACCGCTTCATTAAGACCCGTGACATCGCGAATCATTTGCAAATAATACTGATAAGTTTGTATTAAACTTTGTATTTTACCTTGCCCGCTTGAGGTTGTTAATTCTTGAATAGGAACCTTGCCTCTGTTTATATCTCCTTCCTGTGTTAATGATCTACCAACAATACTACCCGTTTGGAAATACATATTTAATGCTTCTGCTGGATTGTATTTAGTTCCATTACCTAAGTCAACTTCCATCAAACCATCGACGTCTAAGAATACCCCATCAGGTACTAATTTAGACATAACCTGTTGTAACTTAAGGTGTGTTAATTGGATCATATCGGCAAAAGAGATGCACTTAGACACAATAGAATCAATTCTGCCTTTATACATTCTAGGCGCAACTATATTATAGTTCATTCTTACTCTTGTGGTATCTGCTTGAGGACGAGTCATATCATTTGATAATCTCCATTCTAGCATCATATCTGTCCCTATAATTTTAGCCCCTGTGTACAATACCTCTATTGTTCTTGATACTCTTTCAAAATTATCGTTTGGTGGTGGATTGAAAGAATCATCTTTTTCAATTACTTTTTCTAATCCTGTATCACTATGTTTTATTTTGAATACTTGGTTCATGTAAGTCTTATACTCAAAGTACAATACTTGCACGGTATTTTCGTCATAATTACCCCAGCCTTGTATATATTGTCTATTACCAGGCATTTGTTGGATTCTTAACAATTCATCCTCTGGTATATATGGAAATTGCTTTTTTAATTCTGGTATTGTTACCGCTTTAACTTCTCCAACATAATAAATATCCTCAAAATTAGGATCCTCAGTATATGAATAAACAAGATAAGCCGGATCAACATAATCAACAACGATACCCTCAGATTTATTAAACGATGTTTTAGTTGCTGCAATACCAATAGTAGTTAGATCGTAATTAAGTCTTTTTCTTGTAAGATCATACTTATTTGTTTTTAATACCGTATTTATCGCTTCCTCCTCTGCGATTTCAATAGCTTGCTTATAGGATAGTTGCATGTGCAATTCTAACTCATCTAACGTTGCCGGCAAATCAATTGGGGCAATATTTGATTTTGATATATCAATACCTGTAATCTCCAATGTATCCTGTATATCAGGTTGAGCAAACATATCAAACTTTATAGCGGAAGCATATTCAACTCTCTTTTTTAATGAATCTGGATCCTGTGCAAAAGCTCTTACATCATAAGTTTTTTGTGAAATGCCATTTGCAACTATATCTACAAACTTTGATAATATAGGCACTGGCGTCCAATCTAAATTCAAATAAGATAAATCGCCATTAATAGACAACTCATCTTTATATTTTTGTACAGATTGTTCTCCTCTTGCGTAAAGCCTTAACCTATTAAAATTATTCCAATGTGTTAAATATCTATTACCACTTGTCCTCCCTTGATTGAACCATTCTTGCTCTATAGCACGTGATACTTGTAATCCATATTCTTCGGAAGCCTTAGTAGCATCATCTACCACCTGGCTAGGGAAGGCGCTGTTTGGATTTGTATATATATTCATTTACTTAATAATTTTTGATGTAGTTCCTTCGTTATTATATTTTTTAAATCCTAAAGGTACGGACATTATTTCTCTTTTTTGAATAGGTGCGTATTTATTTTTATTGCAAGCCATTATTGCTAACCCTGAACTAATCGAGGCATCATGACTTGTTCTTCTATTTAAGTCAAACCTTGCCCAGTCTTCCAAAGTTTCTTGAAAGTACATTGTACCATAGCCCGTATCTAATAATCCAACGTGGTCTTCCACATACGTTTCTATGGCTGCAGCATGGGCTTGTATTATGTCTTGTGATGAATTCGGTATTCCACCAATTTCTCTTTCCGTAGCAGATAGTTTAGTAAACACCCTGTCTGGTCTGTTCATTGAGAAACCTCTATATCCTCTTCTTTTAAAATAATACAATAGTCTTGGTTTGTTATTCTCTGCTAGTATAGGCATACCATAAAATATGCAAGCCATTAATACATCCTCAAAGAATATCTCAGCCGTTTGTGGTCTTGATATATATTGCAAGAAGAACGTGTTTGAAGGAGCATCCTCCATTGAAAACTTTGTTAATCCATGTAATGAACCTTTTGATCCTTTACCATCTGTTGTTCCCGATATATCATAAGGGTCACAACCAAAAGCTCCAACGTGTTCATTGCCAGGCCATTTTAAACCGTTCTTTACTGTAATGTTATTTTGTAAATGAGCCGGTGGAATCCATGAGATTAAGAATCTACCATCTTTATTTGGGTAGAATATAACTTTTGTATCTTGTATTCCGCCTTCCCATTGGAAATTTCCTCTTGTTAATATGTTTGTATTTCTTAGATCGTTATTATAATCAATCTGTTCGTATATTTTTGTAAGATTAAACAAAGATTGCTTTGTCTCATCTCTAAATGCATGCTGTTCTGTTCTTGGAAACTGTCTATAGTATTCGTTAAGTGCGTCAGAATCATTCTTTAAACCATCAACTTCATTCTGCCAATGTTCAATAACACCATAATCTATTTCGTTTCCGTCAATTCCTTTGACTGCTGTTTTTGGAGTGTCGAAGACAGGTACGCCATAAGTATCAATGAATCCCTCGTAGGACCATTCCATAGGTATGAACAAACTATATAATCCTGAATTAGTCTGTCCGTTGCGGTTTCTTTTCGTGACGTCTGAAGCATAATATAATTTTTTAAAATTGTCACCTCCTTTATCTAAAGCATTTGATGTTGAACCCATCATACACTTTCCAATAATTCTACTACCTAATCTTAAACAGGTTTTGGTAACCCTCCAGTTATTTAATATATTGTCAGGTTTTAGCCATTTACCACTTTCATCGTGAACTAAGAGCCTTAGTTTTTCACCATCATAGGAGTTATCCCCGGTGTTCTTCCAATCTATTGTTGTATCAAGCCCTTCTAACTCTTCAACGTTTTCCTGGCTATCTAATTTTCTTCTTGTGAACTTTGAAGCCGGTACTCTATATGCGAGTTCCGTTTTCGGTCTATCCATACCATCTTGTATTGGTTTAAAGAAGAAAGGATAATTAAGAGATATAGGCACTACTTTATCGGTGAACATTGTCTTAGCATCTGCTCCAGACTTTGATAAGATTCCATATCTTGCATCGCTTGATATAGTTGCTTGGTTAACCAACTCTGATGAAGACATAAAAGAAAATCCAGAACGTCTATTCTTTAAATAACACATTCCGTAACATCTTGGATCCGCTTTACAAGCCTCCCAAAATATAAAGAATAATCTATTTGATTCCCTGAAATCTGGTGCTCCAACATCTATCTTGCTCCATTGTAAGTACATATAGTGCGTTCCAGTTATATATGTAGGTATACCGTTATTGTAAAATGAAAATCCTTCGTCACGGCGTTTAAATTCATTGTCTACATAATCATACCATTTTTCCTTAAAGCTATCCGGATACTTATTCCAATCGAATACGCTCTTTATTTTTTCAAGTTCTTTTGGTATTTGTAATTGTTCCCAATACTGATCTTCCTTCTTGGCGCTTCTTTTAAATGAATCATCAATTAATGGCAAAGCGATCTTTAAATTCTGTATCTCGTATATTTCTCCAATTTTACCTGTTTTGCTTATAATAATTACATCATGTTCCTTGTTATACCCATAATTCCATCTGTTGTATCTATTTTGTTGTTTGATTACAGATTGTTTTATATGATTTGGTAATACCTTATAAAGTGTTTGTTCGTACATTATTTAGACCTCCCTTCTGCAAAACCTTTAAATGCTTTTTGAGTACGTTCTAAAGCGTCTTCACCTTCGTGCAACATTTTTTCCTCCTCTTGTATGCGGCTAAGAATTTCAAAGGCATCAAAGATTGCTAACTTTTTTGTTGCCGCAGCATTCTTTAATTTATCTGCTGATAAATCATCTTCGCCATTATCCAAGATAGCCTCTTCCGCGACCTTGATTAACTCAAGTACTGCTTTGTGTCCAGCTTTTATGATATTATTTTTTGTTTCTTTAATATCCATTTTATTTAATATAATATAATTTTTTTATAGTATTCTTATGGACTCCAAGTGCTAATGCTGCTTTTCTTAAAGAAGGATATTCAATATTATTAATTATTACTGGCATCCTATTTCTTTTGCTTAAACAATTATTCATTTTAGCTTTTTCAGAAGCTTTCCTTCCGGTTAAAGTAGAAATTATTTTTCTTCTTCTAATAAATTCTAAGTCTTCATTTAATATTCCGGTGCCTTCACCACCACAAGTCATATTACAAAGAGTTCCAGTTTTTAAATCAACTCTGCCATATAATTCTATAAACTCTACTTCTTTCTCTATAGCTTGCTCTTTTGTTAAATTTTCAAAAAGAATTTCTGTAGCATATTCAGTTTTATTAATTATATTTTTCCAAAAAATAGATCTATCTTTTTTATTATATGGTCTATTAAGATCTTTACCTATGCCAATATAAAATGGCATATCTTTATCTAATCTAATGTGTCTATAAACAATCCAATTATTTTGCCCAAGTTGGGTTGTATTCTGCTTCGTTTCCTTTATATTCATATTTAATTACAATATCATTAGATTTCATACAATAAAGCCTTTGCCCATCAATAACAAAGTCAAATTCTCCGTAAGGAGTATAGCCAACAAGGTCCCCCTCGTTTATTTTAAGCGCTTCTAAGGAACTATTTCCGTATTTTAATATACCAATAAGGCTTTGCTCTTTATCGATCTTTAAATGGTCTGTATTCTTTAATGGCTTTATAAAGCATCTGTCTCCAAACGCTTTCCACCCGCTACTATTTTTATATAGGTAGATTTGATCCAAGTTGCAAAAATATAAATCATCTTTAAAATATGATCTACTATTTTTTTTATTACCTCGAATATCATAGAATACCCTAAAAACATTATGGTGTATAACTACTATATCACCAACATTTATATCAGTTGAATAAGCTAAAGGCACTGCAACAACCTCGGCGAAATTATTAACAGCTTTAAAACTTTCAATTTTGGTGTTAATTACTAATTCTTTGTCGCCTACCTTAACTTTATTGTTGTATCTATCACCTACCGGTCTAACTATAAAATCAAATATACTTCTCATTAGTATTCTAAATCAAATTCAAGAGCGATAGCCATAGTCGGATAGAATTCTTTCCAAGGCTTAATCTCATCACCGCTCTTTATATATATCACACAAGACTTATCTTCTAATTTTATAATATGGGTGATCTCATGCCCCCCATATACTTGTTGCCCGACAGAATAATGCATTGCTTCATTCTTATAGTCTGGGCCTATGCTTATTTTTCTATATACATAATCCATTACTCAACCTTTTCTAGTTTAACTTCCTCTTTAGGCGTTTCTAAGAAGGTATAGGATCCATCCTGAATATTTATATTAATATCACCGTATTCTTTTTGTAATACTAACTTAAAGTCCTCAATCTTTTTATTTACTTCAGCTATCTGGTGTAAATAACCATGCTTCTGTGATTCTAGCAATCCAATGTTAGTCAATAAAGAATTCATTTCTTTTTGTTGATCTAAAATTGTATTTAATTGCGTTTCTGTTATTCTATTTTCCATTTGATTTAATTGTTTATTTATTAATGTTTATCTATAAAGCAACACAGTAGCTGTGTCTATGCCGGTCTTTCCAGTTATTTCTGTAACCACGATTGGCAAAAAAGTGCCATTAGATATACCTGTTATTGTTATGGTATCTCCAGGCTCATTACCAACTGGTTGTACTATTAATGTAGCTGTGCCATCGTTTGTGTCTGTTGTTCCCACATATATTGCAGACGGAGGGAATTGAACGTTCTGCCCTACACTATCTAAAGTTATTACAGTTGTTCCAAAATCCGGTTGATTACCATATTGTCCCATAATTTATTTTTTAAATATTCTATTATATATTGTTTTTTTCTTCATAGGTATTTCTAATACAGTATTCCCAGGATAACTATAATCTTTACCTGGCTGCATCATTTTTTTATTACCTAAATTATCTATACCTAAAACGGGAAATTCCACATTTTTCATAGTGATTTCCCCGTTAGGTATTACATTATAAGGTCTATCTTTATCAGGACTATTTTTCTTGTATCCTTTTGTTGATAGATTTTTCATTTATTTAAGCTTTTTTAGCTTTCCCTATTTTTACTAAAGATCCTTTTTGCTTAGTATTTAACTTGTCTGGACTTGTACCACCGCTTGTAGCATTGTAAAATTCCGCTGCTCTGTTTCTAGCGTTCATAGTAGAGGTGCTATCGCTAACAAATTTTTTGCGTAGTTTGCCAACTTCAGATCCTTGGCCGTAAGACGAAGCAGTGGCTGTGGTTTTATTATCGCCTCCTATGATACTAGCGCCTCCGGTTTTTTTATTCTCTACAAACTTTTTCTCGTAAGGTTTAGCTACAGCTTCCCCGGTAGATTTATTAATGTTTAATCCACTTGGGGTAGCTCCTTTAGCTCTATTTTCAGCAAGTTTCTTTTTGCCCGTATCGTACTTCTTTGTAAGTTCTATTTCTTGTCTTAGCGGACCAGGAATTCCATTTCCGGTTTTAGGACTATTGCCTCTACCGGGCATTTGTTTATATGCCATTTTTTAATTTGGTTTAGTGTTTAATACTCTTTTATAAATAACTTGTCCGGGGTAATCACTAACAATATCCGCAACCATTGTATCTTGGTCAATAATAATAAGTTTTGTTATTGACAAAAAGTTATTTGGTTCGAATAAAGATTCAATATACAAACCGTTCTTTTTAATTTGGTGTCTTAATATTTTAAGCTCTCTACCAGAAATAGAAGAATACTCTGATATTAATAATTTGTTATCCTTTGTTCTTTTAAAAATCATTTCAGTAGCTTCGTCATTTGAAGTCCACTTTCCTTCTAAAAACTCCGGAGTCATTTTTTGAGCATTGCTGTAAAAAGACAATAAACACACTAGTAATACTAATAAATTTTTCATAATATATTTAATTAAAGTTATATAATATAATATTACGCGTATTTATTGCTTTTTATAAGCCTCTTTCTCCCAGGGAAGATTTTTTGCTCCCTCCTTCATTTTTGAACGTGGATATTTTTTTCCTTTCCAAATAACGTGAGAATCATTGTAATCTAGATCACCGCGTTTCATTTGGTCTATATGTACTTTTTCGTGCTCTATAGTTTTGCTTCTTTTTAATTCTAGCGGAGACACATTTTTATTTACCAATATAGTTCCATTAGATTGCGCCATACCTAAAATATTGCCGTCCATATCAGTACTATAGATTGGAGTATTATCCACATTATATGGAAACCCTTTCATTTTAAAAGACATATAAATAATGAATATTATTAAATTCCCTATAAAAATACATCTATAGGGAATTTAAAATTAATATTATGCCACAGGAGCAACAACTGGCAATGCAGAAATAGTAACACCCGTAGGAATTGCTACAGGAGCCAAAATTGGTCCTTGAGCAAAAATAGCACTATTAACCGCAGCTACAGTGCTAGATGCCCCAGCTGCACTAGTTGTAAATGTATATTTTACTGATCCAGTAAAAATAGCGAATGTGGTCGCTGTAAGGTATTCAACGCAAGTGATATTTGCTACGTTAAAAATAATTGGTTGAGCGCCACTAACTGTAGTAGCAATTGAGATAAATTTGAACATTTTCTTTTGGTTTTATTGGTTGGTTTGTATTAACATTTTTTCATTTTTGCCGGAGACATTTTTTTAGTTCC